TGGGGCCTAGTTCGGGCATGTGAGGGCGTGGAATGCGTACTGGGCATCAACGGCGCGCCGCACCCGCTCTCGGGCGACGAGGTCAAGGCGCTCAACATGATCATGGCTGCCGAAGCTGATTTCGCCTTTGATGAAACTCGGGCAGGGAAGTTGCACCGTCGAGAGATCGGCAAGACCAAGAAGGAAACCACGCGCATGAAGTATCCGGCCGGCACGAAGGTTCGGATCAATGACGGCCCGTTCGCCACGTTCAGCGGCGAAGTTACCAACGTCACTGGTCGCGGTATGGTCGAAGTCATCACCATGTTGTTCGGCCGATTGACGCCAGTGGAACTTGAGCCAAGTCAAGTCGAAAAGCTTGCATCGGCAGCGTGAGATGGTAGATTGCGCAAGTGATTTGCGCCTGACTGTCAGAGGACGCCTAGTTGGCGGGTTGTCTGCGGGGCCGTAGGGGTTGGATGCTCACGCTTCCCCGCTGTGGTTTTTGCGCGCAAAATTCGGGTCCGCTTCGGCGGGCCTTTTTTGTTTCCCAGTTTCATGCGTGGGTGGAGCAGCGGTAGCTCGTTGGTCTCATAAGCCGAAGGTCGCAGGTTCGATTCCTGCCCCCGCAACCAGTTAGAATGGGCGCCACTCTGCTGAATGGCGCCCAAGGCATCAGAGAATGAACACGGCAATGAGCAGAAGCACGTATATGCAGGCTGCAACATTGAAGTTCACGTTGATGCGTACCGTTAGGAACTTGCGCATGGCGCCGGTCTCCGAACGGGCAGTGCACCGCCCACATTGAAGGGTGGCGGAGTATTTATATCGCGCCCTTGCTGGCGCTAGGCGCAGGCGAGCTAGCATCGCCTTTACCATTTCGGCTCCGCTACCCTTTTGAGGGGCGTCAAGGCATCCCGCCTCAGCATCGCCATTAGCCCTGCTTTCCGAGCAGGACACAGGGCCCGGAATGGCCCTCGACATCTTTTGGGTAGGCTAAGGAGTGGTCATCTGACTTCCGAAACCATCCGCCGTCTGCCGTTCCATTAGAATTGCAGCAGCCGAGCATGGAGTCCATAGGCCATTCCCAAGCTTACCACCCTCAAACCCCGGCTCAAGCCGATGGGCCCAAGACTGCAAAGTACAAGGCAGGTGAGGGATACTCGCTACAGCCCCGATGCTCAGGTGCGCTCCTGGTATCACTCGGCACGGTGGAAGAAGCTGCGCCTCGAAGTGCTGACCCGCGATCTCTACACCTGCCAGCACACCGGCGTGCTGCTGACCGGCAGGGCCAATGAACCGAGCAACCCCATCGTTCACCACAAGATCCCTCATAAGGGCGATGAGCGCCTGTTCTGGGATATCGACAACCTCGAAGCCGTGTCGAAGGAATGGCACGACAGCGAGGCGCGCTCCCAGGAGCAGGGCTGGACCTGACCCCAAGGGGGGCGGGTCGAATGTCTGGAAGGCCGTCGCTTTCCGCACCCACGACGCCCTCATGCAGAGATTTTTTCCTGTCCTGTAAGTTTGCAGGTGCAAACCAAGGTGCAAACCGAACGTGGCAAAGCGTAAGCAAAACAAGGCGATAGACTGGAAAGGCATCAGGTCCGACTATGAGGCCGGAGTGATGACCGTTCGGGAGATCGCCCGCTGGTATGGCATCAGCGATACGGCCATCCACAAGAAGGCCAAGGCCGAGGAGTGGAAGCGAAAAGAAAAAGCGCAGAGCCCATTCGAGGAATCGAAGGCTCAGCGCAGCGCGCTCCCTCCGCCGGCGCCGGTGGAGATCGTCCAGCCAGCATCGGTGAAGCCCGAGGCCTTGGCCGATCGCGCACGGGCGCTGACCGGCCGGCTGATGGACGAGCTCGAAACCGTCACCTCGCATGTCGGCGAGCTGGAAGACATGATCTGCCAGGAGGAAGGTGATCCACGGAGGCGGCAGGCGCTGCTCAAGGCCCTTTCCCTTGGCGAGCGGTCGAAGACACTCAAGGACCTGTCCACCACGATGAAGACGCTGAATGAGGCGTCGACCCCTCTGGGTGTGAAACAGCAGCGTCAGGCAGCGGCGGAGAGCGCTGCGTCGTCTGGTGGCAGGTTCGCGCCCCGTAGCGGGCCGCGCATGGTCGTGAACAATAACTGATGAAGCACTGGACGACGGCTTGCCCGGACTGGGAGCAGCGGATTGTTGCGCGCCAGAGCCTGATCCCCTTCGCGCCGCTCTTCCCGGACGAGGCAGAGCATGCGCTGGAGGTGTTCAAGTCCCTCAAGGTCATCGACCTTCCCGGTCAGCCGACATTCGGCGAGGTCTGTGACCAGTTCGTATTTGACTTCGTTGCCGCGATCTTCGGCGCCAATGACCCGGACAGCGGCGCGCAGCTGATCCGCGAATTCTTCCTGCTCATCAGCAAGAAGAACACCAAGTCGACCATAGCGGCGGGCATCATGCTCACCGCTCTGATCATCAACTGGAGATACAACGAGGAACTGCTGATCCTGGCGCCGACGATTGAGGTCGCGCAGAACAGCTTCAAGCCGGCGGCCGCGATGGTTCGTGCCGATCCGGAGCTCGAAGAGATGTTGCACGTCCAGGATCACCTGCGGACGATCACCCATCGGGTGACCAAAGCCGCCCTGAAGGTTGTGGCGGCCGACACCGACACGGTTTCAGGCAAGAAGTCTGGCCGGATCCTGATTGATGAGCTTTGGGTGTTTGGAAGGCGTCCGCATGCTGATGCGATGCTTCGCGAGGCGACTGGCGGTTTGGTGTCGAGGCCAGAGGGCTTTGTCATCTACCTTTCGACCCAGAGCGACGAGCCGCCTGCCGGTGTGTTCAAGGCCAAACTGGACTATGCCCGGCAGGTGCGAGACGGCCAGGTAGAGGATCGGAAGTTTCTGCCGGTCATCTACGAGTTTCCGCAGGCCATGGTTGAGGCCAAGGCGTACGAAGACCCGGCAAATTTCTATGTGACGAATCCCAATATCGGAAGGTCCGTCAGCAAGGAGTGGATCGAAGACGAGCTGCGCAAGGAAATGGCTGGTGATCGCACAACGATCGCCACTTTCCTCGCCAAGCACCTGAACATCGAGATCGGACTGAACCTCCGCGCCAATCGTTGGCCCGGCGCCGACCATTGGGATGCTGCGACTGACCGAGAACTAGCCGGTATGGAGCATTTCGAGGCTCTGGCGCGGCTCTTGGAGCGCTCCGAGGTCGCTGTGGTCGGAATCGACGGCGGCGGTCTCGATGACCTGTTCGGCTTCAATGTTCTTGGCCGCGAGCCGACAGAGATCGAAGTCGAATTCGAGATCAACGGAGAAAAGACGCTCCGGCGCATGAAGCGCTGGCTTTCCTGGTCGCATGCGTGGTGCCACAGCGGGGTTCTTGACCGCCGCAAGTCAATCGCCACTAGGCTCCGGACCATCGAAGCCGCCGGTGAACTGACCATTTTGAACAACCCGCTGGGCGATGTTGCTTCGATCATCGAGCACATCACCCGGATCAAGGACATGGGTCTACTGGGCGGGGTGGCGGTTGACGCCTCCGGCCTTGGTGAAATGGAAGATGCCCTCGATGAGATCGGCGTCACCCAAGAGGCAAAGCTTCTGGTCGCGGCGCCACAGGGCGGCTGGATGATGTCCAGCATCAAGGGTGCTGAGCGGCGCCTGGCGTCGGGACTTCTGAAGCACTGCGGCGGCCCGCTGATGCAGTGGTGCGTGCCAAACCTGAAGATCGAACCCACGGCCACAGGCATTCGGGCAACCAAGCAATCTGCCGGCGACGCCAAGATCGACCCGGCTATGGCGATGTTCAATGCCGTGACGCTGATGGCGCGGAATCCGGTGGCCGAAGGGCTGTCAGTCTACAAGGCGCGCGGCGCGCTGGTGCTCTAGAGGAATCGCAATGGCTTTTTGGGACCGACTGTTCGGGCGGCAAGCGTCGTCCGAACCGGCGCCACGCGCTGCCGTTCAGGATGCCGGTCCCGGGCGACTGGTGCGCACCGCGGCGGACCTGGAAGAGGCCATGCGGGGTGTCGGTGAAACCCGTTCGGGCGCCGTCGTTACAGCGACGAGCGCTATGAAGGTGGCGACGGTCTACGCCTGTGTCCGGATCATCTCTGGCGCGGTGGCGACCTTGCCGTTGCACATCAAGCGCCGGGTCGAGGCAAAGACCCGGGAGGATGCCTCCGACACAGAACTGTGGAAGGTGATCCGTCGCCGGCCGAACCGCTGGCAGAAACCGGCACAATTCCGCCGCATGATGCAGGCGCATGTCCTGCTGCGCGGCAATGCATATGCGGTCATCACCAGGACCACGAAGCGCGACATCAAGGAGTTGATCCCGCTCCATCCTGACCGGGTCGAGGCCAAGCAGCTCGACGACATGTCGATGCAGTACATCTGGACCCGGAAGGACGGCCGGAAGATCGTTTTTCGGCAGGACGAAGTCCTGCACCTCTTCGGTCTGACGCTGGACGGGGTGAACGGCGTCACGCCCATCACCTTCGCCCGGGAGACTATCGGTCTCGCCATGTCCATGGAGGATCATGGCGCTGCTACCTTCAAGAACGGCGCCCGGATCGGCGGCGCGCTGAAGCACCCGGGCAAACTGGGCGGCGAGGGCGTCGAGAACCTGCGCGCCAGCCTTGAGGATTTCCGCGCTGGCGGGAGCCGCGAAGGCAAATTCCTGATCCTCGAAGAGGGAATGGACGTTGCCGAGCTATCCATGACCTCGAAGGACGCTGAGTGGCTGGAGGGTCGCAAGTTTT